AATGGATTTACTACACGGCGTGGCCGTGGGTAGTCGACACGTTCAACACAATCAAAGACACTGCATCGTCCCTTTGGGGTACCATATCTGCGGCGTGGAACGGTATTTGGGCCACTATTCAGCCCGTCGTTGATTGGATCTACAATATTGCATGGCCGTGGGTGGTCGGCGCGTTCAACGCTATTAAAGACACGGCGTCTATTATGTGGGGTTCCCTGTCGGCGACATGGAATGGTATTTGGGCCGTTATGCAGCCGGTGGTGAATTGGATTCAAACCTATGCTGCACCCGTTATTAGTGTGGCTTGGGAGATAATCTCTACGGGTGCGAAAATTCTGGGCGGAATCATTGCGTTTGTATTCGCGTCCATTATCGCTGCGGTCACTATGGGGGTCGCCGTAATTCAAGGCGCAGCTACCACGATCAGTGCCGCCTGGAACACTGTTGTTTCGTGGACCAGCTGGCTGAAAAACATGGTCGTCTCCGCGTGGAACATCCTGAAAGGCGAAATCCAAATCGTTAAAGATTGGATTGCTAACACGCTTGTTCCTGCAATTACAAGCGCCTGGGACAGGGTCGTGGCCGCCGCCAATACCATGAAAGATGGTGTTAGGACGGCGTGGGACAAGATCAAGGAAGCTGCCGCCAAGCCCGTTAATTTCGTTATCGGCACAGTCTACAACAATGGGCTGCGGAAACTCGTAAACGGGATGATGGAGAAACTTTCTCTTGATCTTCGTCTTCCCGAGGCTCCCACGATTGGCGGGTATGCGTCAGGTGGTGTTCTGCCCGGATACTCTCCGGGCCGCGACATTTATCATTTTGTATCGCCCGATGGTGGTGGCCGGCTCGCGCTTTCCGGCGGAGAAGCAATCATGCGGCCAGAATGGGTGAAAGCCGTTGGAGGGCCTGCAATGGTGAATGCTATGAATCGGGCCGCTGCGCATGGGGATCGGATTCCTGGCGGTGATGCGGGGTATGCTGCATTCGCTCCTGGCGGTATTTGGGATCCTGTAAAATCAACGGTAGAAAGGGGTGCGTCCGCTGCTCTTAATTGGATTACCGGCGCCGCTGATGCGGTGTCTTCGATCTTCTCCGACCCGATCGGAGCTGTTGAGACTGTCATCAAGGCTCCGGTTCATAAGCTTCTCGATTCATGGGGCGGCGACGGGGCGAAACCATTCTTCGACGCCGGAAAAGCTGGCGTGGACAAGACCATTGACGCGCTCGGTGATTGGATTAAAGATCACATGCCTGTGGTCAGTGGGTTTGGTGGCGGAATTGGTGCTATTGGTGCCGCCGCAGGCGACCTCGTGAATACGGCGCGTCGTGCTATCGGTACACCGTATGTTTGGGGCGGCGTTTCCCCGGGCGGCGGGCTTGACTGTTCTGGTCTTGTGTATTGGGCGCTTAATGCGATGGGTATTCATGTGCCGCGTCTCACGGCGGCGGGATATCAGGCAATGTCATCGCCCGGTAATCCCATGGTTCCCGGGACTCTCCTGTTCTGGGGTTACCCGGCCCACCACGTTGCTATCGCCTCCGGTAACGGCATGATGGTCGAGGCGCCGACTTTCGGTATCCCGGTGCGTGAGGTCCCTATCTATGGTGGGCCGTCCGCAGGGAGTCTCCGCTACGATAATGGTGGATTCCTGCAGCCCGGCCTCTCAACAATCGAAAATAAAACTGGTCGTCCGGAGCCCGTTTTCACGTCGGCCCAGTGGGAGAAAATGGACAAGCTGATCAGCCTCCTGGAGAATCGTGCACTCGGCCCGGACGTGCTCGAAATCAGGGACGTGGACAACGATCTCGTGGGGCGCATGCAAGTAGAGGCAACGTCGGCCATAGTAGACTATGACCGAATGAACCGATAAAAAACCATTATGACGGAAAGCATAAACTAATGCCGATTACGGGATGGATTGCTACACACACGGGGCTGCCGTCAATAATGGCCACCGGCAAAGAGCCCGTCTATGCGGGGGATCGCCTTTTCGCTGTGCCTGGGATGGCTCGCGACAAAAGACCACTCACTGGCAGGGCGAAAATGATTCGCGAGCTCGAGGGCCCCCAACTCACCGAGCCGGTAACAATGATCCTCTCAGACGCATACGCCGTGCCGGGCACCACAATAAAATACACTCAAGGCGACTCATCGGTCACGCTGACCCGCCCCGAGGTGGAGTGGTGGCGCGGCATGGTGAGCGGCCTCAACGGCCGCACCGTCCCAGGGCTCATCTGGGAAGAGGCCCAGGATAAAAGAGAATGGTCCTCCCCAATTTCGAGATATAACTCACTCATCGCCAGGTGGCCGATGCTAGAAGTGGCCCGCACAGGAGGCGGACAATTCGTCCTAGACGACCCGTCGCACGTTAACGCCGTTTGGGAAATTCTGCAGAAGCGTGAGCCGCTCATTCTCACGCCCGGCGCCCCCGCCGACGTTCTCCCATCACGATTCATCACCGTGGACAAGATCGACAGTGCCAGGATCACAGGAGACGGTATTATCCGGTGGAACGTAAAATGGCACGAACTCCCCGAGGACTCGCCGATGCTTGTCGGTCCTCACGCGGGCTGGGGGGCAGCACCCTGCGTCACCTGGGGTGAATGGCGTGAAGTTGACAAAGTTTGGAAGTCGCGCACGTATATTGAGATTTGCAAAATGATTGCGGGTATGCCATGAGAAATGGCCCCACGTTGGCCGCCCTTTCAGACGGCCTCAGCATCGGCGCAAGAATTGACATTATTCGAGGTGGCGAAGTTCTCAAAACGGGCATACCCGCCTCCGAGGTGAAAGTCGAATGGTCCTCAACGAACCGTCAGGTTCCGGGCGCACTGTCTTACTCTTGCCCAATGTCCTGGGTCCCGGAATGGCCGTTGGATGCGCTCAACAATTTCGGGCAGCGCTCCATGGTGACAGCGCTCTATGAGAATCGGCGCGGCGACTACTGGGAAATTCCACTCGGCGAATTCGTCAACATGGAATGGTCCGTATCGAAGGAAAAAGTGAACGTTTTCTGCAAAGATTTGACGCAGATTCTTGCTGATAATCCGAGGCCGTGGCCGTCCTCACCCGGCGCTGGCGCCACTCTGCTCTCCGAGGCCAATGAGCTTGCGGAATATGTGCGGGTGAAGTTGGAGGACGACGTTTGGGATGCGCCTATTCCGCGCACCACGCAGTGGGGAAATTCGCGGATCGAATCAATCTATAAGCTCGTTGAATCGCATGGTTGCGGTATTCGTAGTGGAGCTGACGGGATGTTGCATATTTTCAAGCTCCGTGATAAGACGGCGCCTGACGAGATTTATACGTACGAGTCCGGTTTCCTTTTGGAGGCTCCGCGCGCCCCGAGGTCAGGTGGCCGGCGTCCGAATCGTTGGTATGTTACTGGCAGTAAGCAACAGCGGGCTCAGGGTGAGCAGGAGGAGCGTTGGACGGCGGAACGAGAGATCACTGACCCGCCATACGAACCGGCCGGCTACGGTTGGGTTACGTCGCACAAAGAGTTCAGTGCCGCAAGCTCGGCGAGAGAGGTGTCCGAGGCTGCGGACACGTATATGATTCAGGATATCTCCTCCCGCTCTTCTAGGTCTTTGACGATTATTCCGGATGCCCGTATTGAGGTCGGGGATGTTATTGGGGCAATCACCGAGCAGGGTGAGCATATTGCAGGCCGTGTCTCAGCCTATAGTCTCCCGTTGTCTGATCCGTCCGCTACAATGAGGGTAGACATAGAGGTACTGGGAGAATAGCGGGCATTATGGTCAGACCGTCACTATTGCTTGACACGGCGCCACGAAACGGTGGCGGCCGCAACAATAACAATGTTATTGTTCAGCAATCCTCAGTATCGTGGACGTACGGGAGAATCACTGGCACGTCAGCCACGGACTCTACGCTTCCGTCTGGCTGGGTAGAGGTAGGTATTCCTTACAGTAATCCGACGTCGCATGCTGTGGGCGAATCAGATGGCATTGCCACATGGATAGGCGCCCGCGTACTCGTCATCATTGACTCGTCCGGGCGTGTAGTCAAGATCAGCGACCCTATTGCTGAGCCGCCTTCCGGTGCAAAAGTTGAGAACCTCGGGCACACTGGTAAAATGCTCAGCCAGGCCGCGAAGGATGCCGAGCGTGCTTTCAAGGAGGCCGACGCCATTCGCGACCGGGCTAACAAGGCTGAAGGTGCTGCGAATAAGGCGGCGAAAGACGCCGAGAAAGCTGTTCAGATTGCGGAAGCTAACCGGCCGCCCGTAGTGGCCCAGACCGCTCCAGAGAATCCTGTCACAGGGTTGATTTGGTATGTCACCGACAATGCCGGGCACATTACCGATGTGCGTATTTGGGACGGCACACAGTGGGTGACCAGAACAATGGTCGCCGGCAGCATTCTCGTCCCATCATCCGTGGGCAACATCTCACTAGCCGATGGTTCTGTGTCTGCGCGTAACATTTACGCGTCTGGGGAATTGTGGGCGAAAATTGCGGCGTTCGCGTCCGTCACCACGGAAATGTTGACCGCCGGAAACGCGACATTCAACGCAGCCAAGGTCACCGGTGATCTCATCGGTAACCGGCTTATTGGTGGTGAGCTTTCGCTCGTTGATACTGAGCCGACGTCGGGCGAGAAGAATATTCGATTCGGGCTTGGTAGTGAGTATGGGTTCTGGGAGTCTATCTGGTCTCCCAAAATCGCGAGCGTGGAGGAGCTTGAGGGTGGCACACGATTCGTTCTGACGGACAGGGACCGCCCTAATCGTAACGATGGCGCGCAGATGGCAATCTATGACATTGCTGTTGCGAAACCAAAAACATACGGTATCGCCGGTGAGGGCATCGGCAAGATTGAGGGGTATATTCTTTTCACCCCGTACTGGAACGGCCGCGCGATTCTCACAATTAACATCGGCAAGAATAGAATCATCAGCGTTGACGAGCAGGCGACGGCCGGGCAGAAAATAAGATTCGATTTCACGCTCCCCGATGGTGCGTGGATCCAAGACACGGACACGCCTTTCTACATTAGTGCCCGCACGAACGACGTTTTCACGCCGGGAATGACACTCGGAATCATTTATTCCATGTACGTGTCATGGAAAATGAGCCGCTCCTCCGGTCTGCATATTTTCCGTGACGACGAGGGCGTGGCGAAAATACAGATCACCGACCGTCAGGGCGGCGAGCTCATTATGGACACGAATGGCGTGTCCTACGACCCGCCCGGGTCGCCTACGCCTCATTCGTCGTCTTGGCGTACTTTCACGGAGCCGCCGTTCGCCCATATGGCAACGAACAATGCGCATTTGTGGACTAAAAAAGATGATTGGACGGAGGTTCCGGTCGGTTCGCAGGAGAAGATCGTTCGCGGCGGAATGCAAGTAGACGGCGTAGAAATCATTATTCCGCAGAGTGGGCTTTACCGTCTGGATGGCACGACATGGTACAGGTCATCGTGGGCAGGATACGTTGGTGGCACAAGGGTCGCTCGCCCCAATGATGTTGAGCGCGGCGTTTACATGTATGCTGCGTTGAACCATGGTTTGTGGACCGCATTGCAGGTGACCGGTGTCAGACGTCTGAACGTGGGGGATCGGATCGCGCTTTATACGTATCAGAATATTGACGAGGGTACAATTATGGATTGGGGCGAGATGACGGTTAGCTGGCTCACCTACTGAAGATTGTGTAATAATATTTTTAGGAGAAAACAACATGCCTAACACTAGGTGGACCGGCGGTATCGTCCCCACGGTAGACGATAATCTCATTGAGGCCTGGGACGCTTACGATGATTCCGCCGGTCGGGTTATGCCGGCGGCGTCCGTAGCGGCAGCACGGGTTATGTTGGCGGCCGCACCGTCCGGCGCAGTATCGAAAGCACGCCCCGCCGTTTTCATTATCGACGACATTCTGTACACTGCCGACGGCTCCAAGGCCGGTGACGGCTCATTCAACATTAACCCGGCTAACAGCTTTAGCGGTGTGCTTTATCGGCATCGTGACAATACGAACGGTCGCGGACGTTCGACCTCGGATCATGCCACTTATACGTGGGGCGACGGTATTGTCACTTTGCCGATCAAGAGTCTCATGGAGTTTTCGCTTGATGTGTGCGTGAGCATCGCGCACGAGGATTATCATTCCGAGGAGGAGAAGGACAGGGCGGTCGGCTCGTATTTCTTCGGGTTCAAGCTTGACAACAGGGGCATTTGGCAGACCGAGATTCAGTACAATCGTACGTTCATGACGCATCATATGCAGTGGCGTCTTTCCGTGGAGGCCGGTTCGCATAGGGTTGCTTATACTACGGCGGGTAGTTATGGTGCTGACCCGTACTGGCATTACGATGGTGGCGTTTTCCCGGGGACCGTGTTTACGGTTGCTACTCTTGGTGCGACTCGCGTTGACCTGTAATCAGCAAATATAGTTCACTATTAGAAATAGGTGATAATAGTATGACCAAGGTCATAGCAACGGTTGTGAATGCCGCCGGCAAGACAGTCAACGCAACAATGAGCGTGCGCCCGGAAACCGTCTACACGTCCGACAATATTACTACCGTTCCGGCTCCGGTGCGCGGCGATGCCGACGACAAGGGCAGGATTGAGGTGGAGGTAGACGCCAGTCATGGCGGTCGGTGGGCAATTGTCCTTAATGTTGCCGGCGTTTGGGCGCGTGAAGTGCGTGGCGCGGAGCTGCCTGCTTCGGGTGACGTGCAGGTGACCTCCCTGTCGGCGTGGAACGGCGGCGCTACCCCTGATCCCGGCAATCCTGATGGTGGCGGCGGCCAAGGCAATGCCGGCAAGATCACCGTCAGTGATGATGGTCTTACCTGGACCTACGGAGAGTGAGAAAGCACAATGGCAAACGTTACTGGGTACACTAAGGTCGGCGTTGACAAGTTGGTCGCCCCCCTGTTCTCCGCAATCTCGCCTTTCATGGTCGGCGGACACTACTATTCCCCGGTCACGTATTTCTGGCCCGATTTCTACAACGAGGGCCAGGCCGGAAAGGTCTCGAAATGGGCCAAGACGCTGGCTTACGGGGATGCTCTCGGCTACGTGATCATGAATCGCTCTACGGGCGATTGGTCCGCCAAGGATAACGACTTTCTCACGCAGGCGCAGCGCGCCCAGGCAGCCGGCGCGAAGAGGATCCTCTGGTACATTCCTACCCGCTACGGTGTCGCATCACTTACTAAAGATGATGCTGCTCGGAATGGCGTGCCAGACCCGGACAAGTTTACTCGCGAATACATTATGCAGTTGTGCGCCAACCTGCGCTCCCAGTACGATGGTCTTTTTCAGGGCGTATTCTTGGACGAGGTAATCAACGGCTGGGGCGTCCAGGCGGGACGGGTCGGTTGGTACGGTGATCTCATCGGCGACATTCGACGCGCATACGGCAAGAATTTTACAATCGCTATCAACCCCGGTAGCAATATTACTGAGGCCGTGTGCGCGCTCGATTTTGACGTGTGCATGAGTTTTGAGAATACTGCCGCCAAGTATTTGACGGACGACCCCAATAACCCGATTGCGAATGACGTGATGCGAGCGCAGCCTTCCACCAAGTGGTGGCACGTCATTCATGGGGTTACGAAAGAGAATTTCCGACAGGTAATCGACCGTGCCGCGTCATTCGGTGTCTCACATTTGTATGTGACTGACGGTGAACTGGTACAGGGTGAGGGCGGTCAGTGGGTTCCTGAGAAGAATCCTTATCAGAATCCTCCGTCGGATTGGATCATGGAGCGTGTGATCGCCTGGCATGGCGGCTACCTCGGCCTGGCGGAGCGTGTTGCCGCATTGGAGGCGAAAGCGGCTCCGGCCCCGTCTCCGCAGCCTGGCGCCTGAGTGTTTCACGTGAAACATTCCCCCTCACCACATGAACCGTGGTGAGGGGGAATGTTTCACGTGAAACACGGGAGACTATAGTCCCAGGCGCTGGTAGTCTCCTCCGTGCTCGCGAGCAATATCGTCCAATACGCCCATGAGGTCGGAGCGCGCATCGTCCTGAACGGTGATCGACGGTGAGTTCAGGATCGAGTGAATCGTGTTATTGATCTCTCGGAATTGACGAGCAGCGGTTGTGTCACACTCTATGGTAGTCCATTGTCGTGCTAGACGGCGCGCAAGATTGGATGTGTTTTCGCCGCTTGTTTCATGGTAAACGCCCACAACGTTCAATGGCCAGCCCCATACAACCCATTTACTGAGAGTGCCACCGTCTCTGTTTTCTACGGTGACGTCAATCCCAACGTCCTTATAATGGTTGTGCCACTGCAGACGAGCGGCCATGTGCGTTTCGTCAATGTCGCACGTGTCGGGCTTCGGAAGCCACAATTGCGTGAAGCTGATCTCGTGTTCAATCTCCAACATTGGATTATTCGCTGTCATGAGACGCTCCGCAAAAGTATGCTACAGCGTACTGCAGAATGCTTGGGACCATCGGATTCTCCGTGAGTCCACCCTGTTGACACTCCGCGCCTCGTCTTCACGAAAACACCATTATCGGTGATCTCGATCTTCCCTGGTGAGCACTCAATGGTAGTGACTCCCGTGTGGTCGGAAATGCGAGGAAGCGGGGTGATATCACGCAATTCCTTCGCAATAGCCAGCGCGATTTCCTGGCGGTTAATCTTGCTCATTATTCTACCTTCATGGCCGATGGTGTGACACTGGTCTGCCCCTGATAGTGTGAGCCCAGGCCATTGGTGCCGTACGGCATACTGGCTGGCCTGTCCAAGTCTTCAAAAGCAATCTGCGCAATCCTATTCCCCGGGTGAAGAATGGCAGATTTACTGGAGTGCAGGTTAGCGATTTCCAGGGTTACGTTTCCCTGGAATCCCGGGTCAATGTATCCCGCGGACACGTGAACAAGAATTCCACGTCGCGCCCACGATGACTTGCCTTCCACCCTGGCCACTAGATCGGCAGGCACGTTGACTTTTTCCTGGGTGGACGCGAGAATAAACTCACCCGGCAGCAACTCGTAACCACTCTCGTCAATGGTGATGTTTTCGTCACCATGCCGGTAGGTGATAATGTTTTCGTCTAGCCGCACTTCCACCGACGCCGGCTGAATAGACAACGGTTTGCGCCAGTCGGAGATGAGTTCACCCCAATCGATTCTGCGCCGGAGAGTAAAATCACTCAGTGTAGCCATTGTGGTAGTTTCCCGTCTTCGTTTTCCTTGATCACATGAACCGTGTAACCTTTATCGCATAGAATTGCTTTAGCTTCAAGAGCAAGAGCAGGCCTCTCTCCCGGCATGATTTCTATCATGTCTTCATTGTGCTCCGACAGTACGATCGCGCAGACGTACGCACCATCGTCCGATGAATCATCGTAAGTGATCACATATCTGCCCATCTCATTCCAATATGTGCACCTAGTGAAAGTGATTCTTCCTTCCTGCCACGAACACAAGGCAAGCGTTACTCCCTGAACATGCTGTACGGTACGCATAAGCTCGCGGATCGTGGTGGATGGATCGGTAGAATTACTTTTGATAGTGAATTCGCAGTCGGTGGCGTGCATGAACGCGGTTGCCACCCACCGTCCTCCGAATTTCACCAAATCAACGAAAGCAATATTAACAATATTCTCCACAACACTCACGCTTCCGGGATGTAGTTGCTGAGATGATCATGTGAAATGGCGGACACGAACTCTGTGAGTCGATCTCGAACCTCCCTGGCACGATCCTCTGGGGTGAGCTGCTTGTCGATGGTGTCCCAGTAGACGTTTCGCAAAATTGCGATCACCGTCTGCCCTCCCTGCTCGGCGACGAGTTCACGAAGATACCACGCCGCCTTTCCCATGTCAATATTCTCGTCAACGTTATTCTTGTGACCGGCCCTGAAAATATACTTCAGGGCACTGCCGGTCAGGTAGTCTTTGTTGCGAATGAAAGTGATGGGCTCAGGGGTTAGGGTTGCGTAGTGTGACGGGTGAGTTACCTCATTCTCATGCACATCATCTTCGACACGCCCGCTATTCTTCTCTGTGACATAGAGAATGTCATCGTAGACAGTCACCTCATAGTGCTGTTCGTCGAAAGAGAGAAACGGTTCCCCACCGTTCTCACCCTCATACCAAATGCACCATTCGCCAGTGAAATATCGACAAACTTTCCTGACGGGCGCATCATAATCGTCGGAGACATGGAAACGAATCGGTTCTCCTGCAAACTTCAACTCACAGCCGGGGTCAGTCTTATATCTGCCGATGCGCCGCCAATACCAACCATCATGCTTCCGCTCCAGAAAAACGTAGCGGTGGCTCCAGCAATCTACTCGCCATTCACTGAAAGAATTGCGGCGAACATGCACCTCCCAGAACCCATCATGCGACACTACCTTCGAAACATGCTCGTACACGCCATTCGGGTAGTAAATCTTCTTGCATTCGCCATCTACAGGCGACACTACATAATCTCCTCTCTCCGTCCAGGTAATCGAATAATCCTTGTACTTGAAATAGTGTCTCCGCTCTACACCAGCCTGAATAGAATCGAAACCAATCCCCTTGTCGTCGCCGGTTTGTGCTATGATTCTCTCTTTACTACCGTCTGGCAAGTATAGCCAAATCGGTTTCAAAAACACCGTGTCCATAATCGTTCACATCATTTTCAGTTGCCGAGAGTGCCGACCGTGGCAAAGTATGCGAAGAATACCTGAAGCCACCAAAAAGCACGCCACGCCAATGACAGTCCGATAACACCAACAATGAGGGCGACTGCGCCCATTGCCATACCCTCACCCGTGGACCGCGGCCTACGAAGCCATGCCACGAAACGATTCGTGGGGCGCGGAGGCGCCATCACACTGAGCGGCACAGACAATGCGGGCGGCGCCGGGGCCGGCCGAGGCGGAGGCGGCGGAGGTGTAGGTGCGCTAGCCGCGGGCGGAGGCGGCGCAGGAGTAGGAGCCGACGGGGCACTCGAAAAAGTAGACATAATAGTTATTTCTCACTTTCCGTTCAGTTCTGCCATGAGACGGTTGGTCCAACCGTCACTGTAGTTGAAATTCGTGCGCTTAGTGTGACGTGTGCTTTTGATTCTCTTCGCCCTGTTCCTCTTGTGCTCTTGAAACTCGATTGTCTTGCGACGGACCTCGTCCTCACGTCTGTCCATACGCTGAATTGCCGGGTATTTCATGATTTGACCCATTCGATCTGGTCGCCGAGAAGCCCGCGCAGATCATTGATCAGGTTACGCGCGTTCCCGAATTCCTCCTCGCTGATATCGAAAACACGGTAGACGTTCCCTTCGGTGCAGACGACCAGGAAGGCTTCGTGGGTGCATTCGGGGATGAAAATATTGCGGACGTTTCCGATGAGGGCGGGCCGCTGAACGGGGATGGCCTGCATGAGGTCGGCGCCGGTAAGAATTGCGACAGCGGTCACTCGCTCAACAGGGATGCCCCGGAATTCGTTCTCCCCCTTCTCATACCCCTTGGCGGGGAAGTGAATCTTGGTGCCTTTCAGGTTAGTGAATACTGCTCCTCCTGTAGTTTTGCATGATCCGTATCCGGTGCGACGGCGTGCCATAGCAATCCTCTTCTCAAAATATGTGTGTGTGATGGTGGGTGGGTGGTGGTGGCCCATCGTCCGTGACGGGCCACCACCGCTGTGTGTGTGTCAGTTCTTCAGCCACCAATCGGCCAGGTAGGCGATGGTCTCGTCAGTCAGAGCGGAGAGTCCCTCGTGGACGATAGTGAATCTGTCGGCATCGTACTGCCAGAGTCCCCAGGAGACGACGTCGTCGCACACGTGGAGTCCGAGTGTCTGGCCGTCGTCGGTGGTAGCTCGCTTGAGGCCGATGACGTTGCCAGTCTCGTCCACCCAGTAGTCCGTGTCGCCCCAAGCGTTGGCGGCAGTGCCGATGGCGTAGGCGATGCCGGTGTCGGTGGTGATGTTGTCGGTGGTGGTGGTCATTGTCTTGTCCTCTCTACCTCTGGCTGGGTGGCTTGTCCTCCCTGCCAATGTCTTAATCATGCTCTCTCGTGTGCCATGGGTCAACCCCACGTGAGTGGTGGCCTATTTCACAAAACTGGTGTGTAGTATGCGTTGACAGCACTGGGCGCATGTGGTATACGCGCGCACGTACCTATATACGCTAAGGGCACCCCCGGGTGCTCATGATAAAATTATGACCACCGAAAACCTTTACGAAAGGCGGTGCAAAATTGGCAGATTCCGTCACAGAATATGCTGCGTCGGAAATGAAATATTGGTGCACCACAGGCGACTACGGGGGCACCGGATATGCCCAGGACAACCGGTGGACCTGCTACTGGAATTCCAATGATGCCGGTTGGAAAACCGGCCCCGGTGACATGGATTGCAGTAGCGGCGTAGCGGGCGCCTACAATATTGCATTCCATAATGTTTGGGGAACCGGCTGGGATGACCCGATTATGTTCCCCCGAACCGGCGAAACATGGACCGAAACCCTGAATTCCCTGGCCGCGAATCGCGGTTTCATGGATATTGGGGACACATGGTACGGGTCCACGCCGTCGGGGGGATTCCATGTCGGCGACATGGTCCTGAAAACTACCGGAGACGGCGGACATGTCGCAATGTGCGTGCGCGAAAATGATGGCTCATTCAATGCAGGCGATCCGCTCCTCGCTGAGGCGTGGATTAACGAGAATGGCGAAATCTCAGAAGGTCAGATGGGTGACCAAACCGGCCACGAAACTCACGTAGTCCGGTACAGTAGTCACCCGATGACTGTCGCAGCCTCGTGGTCAACCTGTATCCGTTTCGGAAAGAGGACCGATTCCGATAACGGGCACGAGTCCGCCGGCTCGTACCGCCTTTCTTCAATTCAGGAGGCCGTTCTCAGGGCCGCCGATGCGGAGAATTGTCCGTGGTGGGCCGCCCTGGCGTGCCTGTGGATGGAGACCGGAGAGCGTGGTGCGAACATTTACGGGCACGACGCCGGTGGTGCCGGCCCGCACGGCGAGGAGGTGACCGAGGAGAATTTCCGTGAATTTCTTGCGGCAATTCGAGACGGCGAAAACTCCAACGGGGTCGGTCCGTTGCAGATCACGTATCCGGGGTATTTCTTTGATGACCCGGATCGTGAGTGGTGGATGCCGGAGAAGTCGGCCGAGGTCGGCTGTCGTATTCTTCGTGATCTTATTAACGCTGAAGGTGATTCTTATGAGGCCTTGAAGCGTGTCGGGTCGCGGTATAATTCAGGGAATCCGTATGACGCCTATGAGTCTTATGGGATTCTTTTCAGTAATCGTTGCAAGTCTTGGTATGATTATGGTCGTCCGTCTGGGGGCGCCGGAGAGGAATTTTGGGATATGAGTGAGGGTGTTGATCTGCTCAGGGAGATTCGCGATCTTTTCCGTAGTGGAAAGGCGGGGGATCACTTTGCGGGTGACATGAATTGGTACGCTAAGGCGACCTATGAGGAGGTTAAGTCTATTCACGCGTCTGTGGATCAGATTCTGCATTCTGTGACTCCGGGGCAGGAGAATGTTCGTGAGGCGGGTGCGATTTATGGTGCTGTGAACGAGATTCGTAAGGCGGTGTCTACGCCGTCGTCTTTGCAGGCGCATGACGGTGTCGCGGAGTCCCCCACTCCGGCCCCTGAGTCTCCTGCTCCGGCGGAGAATTCCTGACACGACGTGTTGGTGTTTCATCGTGGCGTATTCGCTTAGCACTATGCTGACTGTCGTGCCATGATGGGTGCTCCATGCGGGGAGCTTCACTCTCTTCCCTCTCCGTGACCTCCTGTGGCAGTGGTAGAGCAAGTCTCCGGACAGTCAATGAAAGATCGTCCGGAGACTTGCTTTATGTGTGCTATACTTCCTGCGTACCGCTCATATTGGTTAATACACAAATATTTTCCTACGCGTTCCGACGGTGCAACAAGAGAATATCATCGCCCTCACGTTTACTGCATTTTCCCACTAGCAGCTCTAGGAATCGACGTGAGGGCGATGATATACAATCCATCTAATGAAAGTGAAAATCAGGGTGACAAAGTCGCTTTATGTTGCTATCATTTTTGCGGCCGTCACAGTGACGGCGAACACAGCATTTATGGTGTATAACGATTTCGCCAAGGGCACCGTAAGTGTGACCCGCGATTCTCTGTGGTGTATTGGCGCAATCATTCTCTGGGCCAGCGTACGCACCGTACGGTTCATGCGAACTGTCGGTTATCATCCCGGCTTCCACAGAAAGTAACTAAAATATAACATTCCCCGCCTGACATTATCATTGTTAGGCGGGGAATGTTATATAATACGTATTGCAGCCCTGTCAAGCAATCATAACAAAGAGGACATTAGATACATGGTGCCCCACTTCCTGAACGATGTTCTCTCCGATGCCACCCTAGTAGCTTTGGCCGCCCTCACCGGCACAATATTCTCGAACGTGACGCAACGCAAGAATGCGCGCGACCAGGAGCAGATCTCAATCCTGGACATTACCGTCCGGTCTCTTTCTGAGAGAGTGACTGCCTTGGAGGCCAGTCTTGCGGCCGCCGAAAGAGCCGCAGACCTTGCGGAAGATGGCCGCCGGCGGGCGGAAGTGAAGTGGTGGGAAGCCGTCTCTTTCGCGCACACTGTTATCGATTGGGGACGGTCTCTGAAAATTCTGATACCATCTGATAGAGAGGACTCAATCCCTACTGAGCCTCAAATTCCGGAATCTATGAGGTGATTCATAAATATGTTTACTCCTGAGGTCCGCAAGGCCCTTTACGCCCTGCTCACTGCCGTTCTTGGTGTTTTTGCGGCTTTCAATGTTATTTCTGCGGATCAGGCGTCTCAGTATGCTGACGCTGTTACCCAGATTGTCGGTGCTCTTACTCTGGCGCTGGCTACGTATCACACTCACCCTGGCGCGGCCGCTGGCCGTCACGCCGCCGGTGAGGGTGAGGCCACTGAGGACAAGGTCGCCTGACCTCTACCTTTCATAGAACATTACTGCCCCCTGCCGGCTGTCCGGTAGGGGGCAGTAATGTTTCACGTGAAACAGGAGGTCATGTTTCACGTGAAACACTCACCGTCGCTCCACGTCGTCTCCGACGATGCGTGCGATCACGGCTTCGTCGTGGCGTTTAGTGACCGCCCACAGGAAAAGATGACGCCCCGCGTCCCGCGCGTCGTTCGCATCGGGCTGGCTCACGTCGGTTCCGGTAGGCCAAAAATCGAGAGACTTCAAAACATGGTCGGGCATGGTGGTCTTTGCCATGGCGGGAGTCTGCCATATGATATCCCCGATCTCCCATTGCAGCACAGCATTGATTTTCACTGGGGTGAGGTCTGCGAGAAAATTGTTGCCCGGTCGAAGATCAAACTGTTCGCACACGACAATGTCTGGGGCGAATTCGTTTCGTGTAGCCAGAATATCGTAGACGCTGGCCGTCCAATGCTCATACTTGAATTGTTGAACGTGAATGATTGAGAATTCGTGGTCGTCGTGGAAGTCTCCGACGACGATTCCTGTTGACTTGCCAGGGTCAACGGCCATCACCCGCTGCATCATACCTTTCTCCTCTCTTTCACTTTCGTAGGCTTCGTCGCAACTTGTTCACGGTAGCAATATTTTTCACCGTGTCCGAACGCACTCCGTCCACTTTGAGCCACAGCGTGTCCGGCGCCATTGGCTTCCCGCGACCCTTCTTCAAAGTCCACGGCGTATCCGGGTCATCCGGGAAAGGCAGATTCTTATAGCACCATATTGCACAATCCTGTGGGGAATCGAAATGGAAGTCTTCTTTCGGAATATACCGTTTCAGGTCATAAATGCGTCGCATAAGTGAAGGGGTAAGCCATTTCGGCAGTTCCTTGTACATGCGAAGCGACGAGCTAGTGCACGGGCAATTCACAGGTTCGCCGCCGCTGAAACGCGAGATACGAATCCACTTCTCTTCCCCGCATTTCACGCAACGCATATGAAAATACTTATGGTGATCGCTCATGAACCTGTACTCGGGAGATGTAACCTCCCACTGTCGGAAGCGGCGTCCCACCATTTCCGGTTCCTCCCCGGTCAAGTTTTTGTTTACTGGCTTGACCGGGTGAAGGATGCGGCGGTTGCGACCTTTCTTTCTTGTCTTGGTGCGTATGATAGAGATTTCACCGGGGCGAAATACTCCGTTTTCGGTTGCGAACTCCCATTCGAACACGACCGATGGGTTGAATTCGTTGTAGCACCATTCGATAGCCGGCATCATGCCATCGAACTCAAAATTATCTACACCGTTCTCCTCTCGCCACGCCCAAATATTAAGACGGATATCGTTATAGGAGCGGCTCGGCATGAGAGTCTCGTTCGCTTTGCGATGGTAGCGCAAATACGGCATATCCGGAGTGTGATCCAATGCTACGTCAAGGTTGCATGGGGCGATTGGCTTGGTAATGTCAGGGCGCACGAAACGCCATTTCTTGTCCTCGGGAACCTCCAAATAGGAGAAGCACCATTCCAGGGCCGCATCCACGGAGGGGAAAAGGAATTCCCCGCTGGGGACGCTTGTTTGAAGCCGCTCCAGCCTGTTAGCGGCTAGCCTGTACAGTTTGTACGATGGTTGCATCATTCGTGTTTTCTCTCTTTTCTTATTTGGTTGAATAGCGGGGGCAGCAGTATTGCTGCCCCCGCTATTCAAGTCATGCGACCAGTGCGTGTCAGAAAACTACCGGCGATGCAGTCGCAGCATTCTTCTTGGCCTCGAAATCGATGGAAGAAATCTCGGCCCTTGGAGGCCAGAAGGCAGGCTTGGGTGCGCCGCCCTCGCCAAGGATTGTGATCCCGTTCTCGTCCTGCTCATATACGGGGCGACCGTAATCGTCAAGGCGAGGCCTGGGCTTGCTCATTCGCGTCACCAATGTTGCGTGGGCGCCTTCCAGATTCTCGCACACCCGCTTCACGGTCGTATCAATCTTCTGCGGCGAGAGGAGGTCGGCCCGCTCTCTTGCGTCGGCCGGCCAGAGACCAGCGGCGCTGAAGTACTTCGGAATGTTGAAGTGAATGAAAGTCTTCCCGTTCTTGTTGATAGTGAAAACGGTGCGGTCGGTGAGCGCCTTTCCGGCGTCCTCGTCGTCGCCGTCAATCATCCAATCGGTGACAAGCATTGGCCTGCCGCTCTTGGACGTGGTCATCTCAGCCTTAGTGATGAAAGCGGAGTGCTTTCCCGGCTTGGGTGGCTCGAAATTGCCACCGCCAGTGGCGACTTCCAATGATGAGAGGTCAGTTCCGAAATTGAAGCCAGTTGCCATAATTATTGTGTTCCTGTGAATCGTGGTGGGTGAAAAGAATTGCGGTGGTCAATTCTCGCCGTCGGTGGGCTTGCTGCGGAGTGCTTCCCTGATCGCGTCGGCGGCGATGGCGAGAGTCTCAGCAGTGACGCCCCGGTCGGCGGTAACGGTGATCTTAGCCATAATATTTTTCTCTCTTCCTGATGTTTTGGTTAGTGGCTAGTGATGTAATTGTGGATCTTGGTCATGCTCGGGTTTCCCATTGCTGGCGGGAATCCGAGCGTTTGTTGTTTTGTCACAACGTTGGGTTTGCGAGTGTACAGGACTGGCACGGTGATTTCTTCTCCGTCCCCATTGTCCACGTTCGCCCATTCCATGTAGCCGACGAAATTGAACAGGGCGGGGATGCGCTGCCCGGACTTCTGCCCTTCAAAAGACGGGGCAATGAAAACCTCCCCGGTGACTTCGCTGCTCTCGCGTGCGGAATGCGTGATAGCAATGAATGAAATGTCGGAGGCGTCCAGGAATACGCTGATCGCCTTCAACAGGGAATCGTATACTGCCCGCCATTTCGTCCACGTATCATTCGACACGGTTTCATAGTGGGCCAGGATGAGTTCCTGACACTTATCCAACGTGTCAAACACGACGGTCTTGTAGGGGAATTCTGCAAGATTGCGTGCAATATTGTCGCAAAGATTGGCGCAATCAACCCACTTGTCACAATGCACGACAGTGATGTTCTGTAGGTTTCCCCAATCCCGTACCGGGAGTGTGCCGGATTCGAAATCAACGTACAGGACGGGCGACATGTCGTCCACCTGTGATGCCGTGGCTGCGAGCGATGTTTTGCCGACGCCACTCACACCATGAATAAGCATATTGAAATGGTTATTCTGCTCCGGGTTCACGACTGTCATTCCGAGACGAGCGAGAGTGTCCTCGAAAGTCATAGTTATGTTTCACCTCCTAACCGTTCGTATTGTAGTTTTTGAATGTTTCTGTGTGGCGCTCGTGCGAGCAGTACCAACATAGAGGGGACGATTGAAGACTGTCAACCCTACCGTCATGTGACCTTGCTCTCTTCCAAATGTTTTGGAGTCTCTCCAGAGCCGCGAGCGCAACATCCTGCCGCCACGGGAAAGAGAACTCACAAACACTGTCCGGCACAACCTCTACACTGCAGTCCCTTGGGAGAGCAACAATAGAACAGTGAGCCACCTCATGACCGAGCTGTGTGAGACCGTACCCGTAGAGCATGATTTGGATGTAGTATTTACGGAATTGGCTTCCTGCCGCCGTGTCGGCGAATCGCGGTAGACCATTGTCCCATTTAATGCTTTTCCGGAATGCGGAAATCTTTTTCCGTGAGAGCAGCTTCCAGTCTAGGACCGTCGCCGCCGCAATATCGAAGCGATCCACGCTCCCAGAAATACGCCCATAGTCTTCAAGATTACATACCTCTACTCTCTGCTCCACTAGAACATTCGGTTCGTTTTTTGTGCGCGATTCGGCGAAAGCATGAAACGCGGTCCCCAGGAAAGGCGCCAGTGGCGTGCCCATATTTTCAGTGTCGTGGGGGATTCCGAGGAGTTTGTCGGCGATACAGCGTTCACAATCGTCCCCGATCTCACTCACACCGATGTGCGTTTGCTTGTCACGCTCGGTTGGAGCGAAAACATTACTGACCGCTGTTGCGGCGGCCGGGCTCAAATTCAAATTTCTCCCCTTCCTGAATTGCGGCAATAGCGGCGAGCCTGACGTCGCGGTGAACCTCAATGTCTCCGCTCACGATATCTTCAATGAAGAAGAGTCTTGCGTCGCCGGCAGGCATGATTTCGTAGACCGTGCCGCCCAGCTCTTCTGCTCGCATTGCGGCTTGCTCGAGATTCGAGTAGACCCGGTAATCGCCTTTCTGCGACGATTCCCATACTAGATAGACGCCCATTAGTGTTTTTACTCTCTCTTTCCTAAATGTTGATTATGGTTGTGTGTTATTCGACGATGGTTGCTGTGAAGCCGGCACGCTCCTCAATCGCTGCAGAAATGACGGCCGCATAGCATTGGATCCGCCAAATATTCTCCGAACGAATATTGGGAACGTGCAGCTGCATTGTCTTGACGCCGAACCGTGTCGGCCATTTCATAAGAATGGTGCGGCCGGCGATATCGTCAATCGTAGTGCCCTGCGTGATGCGCATAATATTTTTCACTCCTTCGTTGCAACGAGTTCGTAAATGTCGAGGCTGTTATTGGTGGCCATGCCGCGCACGATGCTAATGTTGTCCACCGTGACATGGATAACATTGACGTCCGAGTGTCCGTCGTTCACTGGGGCGACGATCAGGAAGTTCCTGTCAACCAATTCACTGTCGTCGGATACGAGAATGTTCCGAATGGTGCTTGTCATGCGGCGTCGCACTAGACGAATGGCCAAGCCGCCGTGTATTTCTGTCCCCATGGCACCTACTGTACGTGTGTGGCGGTGGTGTACGCAACCCACTGGAGCGTGGCGTCTATCACATTTCATACGAGGTCGCTCTCACGCAAACGCTCATACCCCGCCGCCAACCTAGGCTCCACAGCCGTCACGTCAACAGTACCCTCACACTGCAAAAGAAAACGATTCACCCGCTTTGTCTGCCCCTTACGATTCAAACGAGCAGACGCCTGCAAATTCAAAATCACACTATTATCCTCACTCAACCAAACCTCAGTGTTACACACATTCTGCAGACCATCAATCCCTTCAGCGGCGGCCGCAATAACAGCACACAGAACCCGCGGCCCATCCGGCTCCAAAAACTGCCGCCACTCGTCTCGGTAGTCACTGGACAATTCAACACTCTGATAGCCGGCATCAGCCAATCGCTTCCGCAACGGCGTCATAAATTTACGTGAGTGACACCACAAAATAACTCTCTCGTCAGGCGGAAGATCGGACAGAATATCAAGGGTGGCGTCGATCTTCGAAGATCCTCGCTCCTCGAACTCGACACTATCGTCCGCGATTCTCAACGGTCCGAGAGTGATCTGCCTGAGGCGCCCGTCTAGAACGGCAGCGGACGAGGCCACGCTAGCCCCACCATCCATAACCGCCAAACGATGATCCACGAATTCCCGATACATTCGCCTCTGTTCACGTTTCATCCCGCAGGCGACGCGTTGAACATTGATGGGCGGTAGATCTCCGAAAACCTCATTCCCCCGCATCGCAGACCAATTGTCGCCCACAGAATCACGGAGAGCACCGGGCGTCTTTTCGCCACCGTAAATCCTGGCATACGGGGACGCCGCAAAAGGATTGAACTGAGAAACAAAAAACTCATCCGCAAACCGATAGAAACTACGATCAACACTATCCGGGTTCAGGAATTTGAGAACACCGTAAATGTTAACAGGTTTATTGCCGGCAGGCGTGCCTGACAGGCCGAGACGATACGTTGACTTCAATGCTTTTACGGCCCGGAAAGACTGAGTTCGGTGATTCGCGATACGGTGAACCTCGTCCACGACCACCATGTTGAACGATTTCTTTGAGAAAGAAACATTCGGCCACTTCCCCGCGTCTACCGCCTTTCCCAGGGAGACCAATAGCTCGAAATTGATAACCCACCAACCGTCTGCGCCGGCCAGCATGTTTTCAATGTTGGCGCGCCCCGCCTTGGTAGTGCGAGACAGCACTCTCGCTTCCCGGCCGGTAATGATTTTGATACTGGCCTGCCATGACGGGATGACGCGCTTCGGGCACACAACAATGACCCGCCTGGCCGCGCCGAGTTTCTGCGTGACCCAGATTGCCCCGTATGTTTTGCCACAGCCGGGCTCCCATGCCAGCAAAGCACCACCACCGCCTCGAATCGCGGTGATAGTACGGTTGATTTCTCTTTCCTGCGCCCCAGTGGGCCGAATGTTAATCATTGAAATTCGTCCAAACGATCACTAGTAGACAAACGGCGAGCGTGAACACTAGTAGCGTCACTTGTTTTTCCTCGCTTCTATACAATGAACCCCGCCCCCCTGAGTAATGGGGCGGGGTTCATTCTATTGAGTCAGTGGGCGATGGCGTGACGCTGCACGGCGTCCCAGTAGGCGCCCTCGTCAACGTCCACCACATAGTAGGGCGTGCCAGTAGCGGAGAAGTACTGTCCGATCACGTCATCGGCGATGGCAGCGACGTCGTAGTCATCCATCTGGTCAAGCGTGGGAATGATATCAAACATGATGACGTCGTTCCGAGTGCTGCGACGAGCGGGGATGTTCATGATTCTCTCTCTTCTCTTCGTATTGTCATCGTTCCTCGGTGACGGTCCTAGTGTAGGCAGACCGTGCATCCCACGGTCAACCCAACAAGAGGTGATCCTACTCACATCTCGAGGTGGAGGAGAGACAACGCCCTACCCACGGCCGCACTCACGTCGCCGCCGCACTCCAGCAACCGTACGCAGTCGAAGGCCGTGTGCGCCCGCCCATCCGCGAGTGGATCATCCGCATGATGCGAATAAACAAGACCGCTGTCCAGCATCGTCACCCCCGGAGCCGTGTCCCCGCCACGCGTATACCGCCACCGTCGCCCCACCGACTCGTAAGGCCAACCAAACAAACCGATGAGATCATTAAACCCGTATTTTGAATTGAACTCGCCAATCACACCACCATAGCCACCATCGGGCACAGACACCGAAGAAACATCATCGTCTTTCTCCTCGTACCCGATATTCTCCAGCCATTTATCAACATTCAAACGGGCACCGTCAATGAGCCAATGACGCACTCTCAAACCAAGACGGTGCGACGGCAGGAAGAAAGCTCGGGACGCCTCGGCGCATGACCCGTCCCACTGGGCCACTGGCCCCAACACACTGAAGCACGTCCGGGCGATCACTTCACTTTCTCCCACTGTCATGCTGCGAGTGCACGGCAGGACGACGCGGAAGCGCGGGGATGGGAAAGATGACGACGCCGTCTCCCACACAATGCCAGCAAGATTCGCCGCACGCATACGATCCCCGACAAAATCTTCCCGCGACCCATGATCCGCATCCAAAACAATCGCCGACCGGGACACAAAATTCCTCTTCTGTCGCCTACCCCCAGAAAGAATGCCGGCGAAAAAAGCTGGAGCATCATATTTCTCGCATTTCGAAGGCGCCTCACACAAAGCAGCAAAATCATTAAGATTCACGCTAGTAGCACGCCACCCTGCGATGGAGCGAACATTGCCCGCTACCATCACAGGGAAACGCGCCCCGAAAACATCACTCACTGTACGACGGTTCCGCTATCTGATCCCGCAAAACCGCCTCCACGAGATCATTATCCACAATCGCACCCTCGGTGCGGAACTTCACGCCCCTGCGAAGAATGTACTGCCGATACTCCTCCACGCTCCGAGGTGACAAATTCTTCGCCTCCAAAACCTGATAAAGGCGCGTCTCGGTCGGCGGATTACTACTGAAATCATCCACCATACGCGTCAAATCCGGAACAAAAACATAATCGACCATTTTCAACGCGTCAGGCAGCCAGAAATCGGAGGCCAGGCCAAAAGCTTTCCTCACCGCAGACGACGACACGCTCATCTGCTGATCGAAAAGAGACAGAATAGCGGCAACGCGCATAATATGATTCCCCATACGGTCAACGACCGCCTGCACCGCCCGCTGGAAAGGCGACACGCGGGCCGCCTCCCTGGCCCAGGCCCGCATCGTTTCAACCCAAACATTCCGGGCCGACTCGGTCACAGTCATAGTCGTCGGCGTATTGACAGGCCAAAACTCGGTGGCACAAGTGACAGTACCACGGAATTCGTGCTGCATCATGCCCAGCATCGTTGAAATGCGCTCGGAAGCATACTCAACAAAACCATCACCACCATGCGCGCTCAGGTCATTGTTGGTGACCCATCCAAAAGACAACGGATCGGACTGGCGATTCTCCTCATCCAACGCGAAAAGAATACGCGGACCCCACCCAGTCTCAAACAGGGACTGTGTCATACTGTCGACCACGTCGCCGAGAATACCGGTACCGCAGAAAGCAAGAGAATGAGGAACCCTCTCACTGTCCGCGCGCTTGACACCGTCGTCGCCGACACGCACGGACTCAACGGTCCTGCCCGAGTAGACGTCGGTCAGAAAACCGATAAGCCCACTACGATAACCCTCCCCCTGTGACGCGGAATACATGTTCTGCAGTTCGTCTACAAACATGATAGACGCCCCACCAGGCCGCTGCGCCATCCGCAAATTCAGGCCTTCAGCCGTCACATTCGACCCGAACAAAACATTAGCCATAAGAGACCGCTCACACGGGCTATTACCGATAGTATTCAGCAAATCTTTACGATCAGCCTCGAACTCGGTGATGCGATTATTGATATCGTCCCGTTCTGTCCGGTACTCGTCAACATCAATACGCCCACTCCGCCTCTCCAGAGACTCCAGACGACGGAACAGCATACGGAGTGCCGAGTCAACCTCCTGCACGGCCGCCAAAGACTGAGACGAATCCCACCTGAACGCGCCCACACAATCATCAAAAAAGCTGCGCACCAAAGACTGCGCCGTCGTCTTCCTCGACAAAGTAGACGCCCCAAGGCAGTGCGAATACAAAGTCAACGGCACCATACTCTGCGCGCTCGCAGACAGGTGAGTCCTCGCAGACAGTGGGGCAGACACCATCGTCAAGAAAGTCGTCCACAGGAAACGGGGCGGCGTCTCCGGCGACCTGGACTGCAAATAATCAATAACCCTGTCAACGAACCAATCGTAGTGCACTTTCCCCGACGGGGACTGGAATTCGTAATCCGCAATCCTCTCAACACTCAATTGTCCTCCTCCCCCACATGAGTGAGGAAACTATCGAAAGCGCCAAGAATCTCATCGCCGTCGAAAGTGTAACCGACGTCAAACATGGGGCCCCAGTAACGGTTCGTCTGCTCGAAAATCGTCGCCTTGTAACCGCGCACAGTATCAGCCTCGAAAATAAACCGGTGCCCAGACGATGCGACCACAATGTGAATGCTGTTGTTCCAGGCGCTTACTTCCAGGCCGAGCGAATCATTCCCACCATTACTGGCGTAATTCTTGCACACCTCAGTGACGTGCTTCAGGAATTCCCAGTCGAATAGTTTAATCATTTGTCCCCCCATAGTCTTGTCTTGATTTCGTTGAGCAGCTCCTGAAACCCCCACGGCTCTTCTCCCCTCACTGTTGTTATTGTTTCGTCCATGTCGACGTCTCGAACGGTCACCGAATACTCACCCCCCACAATGTTGAGAGTGCACCCGTACCGCTTCCCGGTGACGTCCAAGTAGAGGACAGGCAGATCGCTGTCTACCCTGGCATCCTCCCTAACGTCCAACAAAATGGACTCACAGTGCGGGGCATTGAGCATTCCCGCCACGAATTCGGTCACAATGGGACGCAGCTCATCGTCAATCATGAGTCCCGCCCTTCCACCATGCCGGCCAGCTCCATGAAACGATTCACAGCATGAACGATGGTGGCCCGGCCGGCGTCGCGCTCATCCAAAATGACATGATTCGACAGCTGAATAACACGAACCCGCCAATCATCATCTTTCGTGACAACAATCCTGAAGACGGTCCTATCGACAGGGTTCCTGGCCGTCGCCTTGAACAGGACCCCGAAAAGACGGCCGCCATCATTGTTGCCATGCAAAGCGGTGACCGAACACTGGGGCCACTGGGCGAAATCGCCAACGCAGCTAGCGAGGAAAGCGAACACAGCCTCATCAATAGCAGAGTCACTCATTGCCGGCCGCCTTACCGCGGTTCGCCGCGACAGTCAAAGCGCGGCGAACATACTCGCCAACATTCTCCGGAAGAATCACGGCACTCTTCCGCTTAATGGACCTTGCCCTCACCGCGTCGCCAGCGACCACGATACGGCAAGTGCTGCCGACAGTGATGATACCGCCGTCGTAAATTCTGCGGGCAGGCACATGCACGTTGAACTCGTGGCGACGCCCGTCATCATTCCACTCATGGACCACCTGAGTGACAACCGTCTCGAAAACTGTACCCATGGTAATGCTTCTCTCTTCCTAAATATTGTGACGGATACTACCGTTTACTGTTGAAGGGCGCGTAGGGTTAAATATCGAAACCAATCACCTCCTCCGCCGGCACGTCCGCCAGATCACACAGATCAACCAGCCTGTCCCTGGCGTCAGACAGGGCAAACCTCCACGTCGGCGACTCCTTCTCACTGCCCCGCATTTCTTCCAGACAAAGAATGAAATCGTACGCCAGACGGGCACTCTCCCCCTTTACCTCATGCCGCTTAATGTGCTTGCGAATCCACGTGGCCCCAACGGCCGTGTTCCCACCAATGGTGAAAATCTTCCTCCACCACGCATCCACTGCCGTGTCGTTCGGGCTGAAATACCAGGCCGTCGGCCGACCATCGTCGAAAACGTACGTTTCAACAATGCCGACCTTAGTATCCCAAATAATGACGGCGAAACCATCATCATCGTGATAATAGGAAGTGGCAGGCGGCATATTCTCCCAAATAAACCCCATCTCAACGTCACGGTCAGTCACGCCCTCACTATTAGGGCCATCATATTCAAACCAGAGCATTATTCCTTCTCCTCCCTTCTCTCTTCTGAAATGGCGGTAGGTGTCAGACGATCACACTGTCAGGATTTTCCCGAATTCGAGCACAGAACCAACACCACGCCTCATCCGCGGAGTTCGACCTATCAGGGGAATCCAACCGGCCAGGGGTGAGCTCAACCCCACTCTTACCCGCGCCCACAGAAATCTGCCCAATAATCTCACAATTGAAATAAGCGACAATCAACGAATCTCCCGCCATTGCAAGAGTGATACCACAAGCCTTCCCCACCGAAACGAGACTATCCATGACCGACGCGCCTACAACAAGACGGCCGAACATCTCCTGCACACTGTCCGCAATATTCTCATTACGGGTCACACCAACATTGGTCCCCCAGCGGAGAGTCTCAATATTATCCTCGGTCAACGCGGCCTCACCGGAAACGAACGCCATCCCACCAACCGGATTCGTATAAATGTGGAACCGTGTTGAATGCGTGAGAGGCTTCTCCGGCCTCCGCCGGATAGTAGCCTCAACGGGGGTGCGAGAATGCGAAACAACAGGATCATGGGTAAGGTCATCCACAAAGTGGTCCCAAATGGGCTTCTTCGACGCATTCTCCCCAATGAACGGGTCAACGTCCAGCTCGACGCCGCTTCGCCTCACACCAACCATCATGCTGCCAATCGCCGCCCCGCCGGACGACACGGTCAAAGTCGAAAACTCATCCTTGTCAACATGGAGGCCATGCTCATCAGCCAGAACAAAGATACGATCATAAGCCTTAGCCGCACCCACCATGGAGGCCAGTCCCTCACTGGCGGAACAACGATCGTCAGGAAACTCGGACAAAAAGGCGGGGCGAAGGCGGTCGGACAGAAGAATGTCCTCCCGGTCTGTTATTTGCATTGTGCCGTCCACCCAAATGCCTCGCGACCAATTCGTGACGTCAATGATGAAATGCGCATCATAAAACATGAGTGTATCCTTCTCTTCCTCTAGCGTTCGCGTTGAATTGCGGTGGGGTTACCGCACTCCCAGTGTCCCCCACAGGACCCAGATAGCCGCCACGAAACCGAGCGTCCCGATCACAGCGAAACACGATGCGGTCAGGTAGATGATGGCGGCGAGAATGATTTCATTGCTCCGCTTCATATGGCGGCGCGTCGCAACGTTAGCGTGACGTGGCGCCGCATGCCTCACGACCATGGTGCTCTCTCTTTCTTGTGATGATCTTGGTTGCGGTGCGGGGCGTCTACCCCGTCGGGCTTCCGTCCCGCCCTCGATGGCCTCAACTCTAGGGCGCCGATGGCGGCCTGTCCACACCACCGAGATGAGACGTCCGACACACTTTGTGGCATTGGGTTCCCGACACGTCAGCCCATCACCCCCAGAACATCGGGCGATGGGCCGCATACGGTCGCATCCGCCATCCCACGATCGCATGGGACAGCGGACGCGATGCCAGTCCAGTTCAGTCAAACCTTTCACGTTGGGTGGGTTTATATGTCGTTGCTACCCTCTATTGCACCGTCTCACACAACGTCAATGCCATTCTCCTCCAACACGCCCCCAACCTCCTCAACATTATCCACATTCACACCAGCAACACTAATGCCACATTCAATCTTGCCGTCACTGTGCTCAATAATTTCGACCTCAAGCGAAACACGGTTCAAACCAAAAACGATTTCCCTACCCAATAGTGCAACGGGGTACACGTCCACATATCCTGCAGTACGGAGAATGTCGAGGGAGCGGAACATCATGTCAGCGCCACGTGCGACAGTGGCGAGCAATTCCGTCAAATGTTCAGGCGTTCCTCTTCCGTCAGCGACACTCACCATGTAGTTCGTGCCGTCCATGTGCTCAATCATAATTGCAAGCCGGGCCGGGGAGTCGTCCGACGACTTCGCGACCCTACGCAGGTCTATGTGTCGGATGAGCATCCCCTCATGTGTCGTGTTGCCCATTTGTTCACGTCCCCTCTTTCTTCGCGCACCGACCTTCGGCGGTGTGTCTACTATAGAAGAGTGGTGTGTGGTGCCATCAACCCCCGGCGCGTGTGAGCCGTGTCTCAGTGGGCTCTGGGGGCTTCTGCGCCCGTGGGCTTGCACTGCCACCCCATCCATGTCACCATGACAGGCATGGACACTACTACCACACCGCACATCTCACCCGCCCTCGAGCCCGAGACCATGACGGCCCTCGCGCTCCGCTACGTCGAAGACAACGAGGAGGTCGCATACCGGTACGCGCATGCACTGGTGAGCACCCTCGCTGACAACCTCGGCGCTACGGATGCTCTCCTGCTGACACGCAACATCATCACCGAGATCACGAACAACATCCGAGAATTCGAGGGGGAGGAGGTGACGAGCCAGATCGACGTCGCGCTGCGGCGGCTGATCGACCATGTCGAGGCCGAGCTGGCCGGCTGAGCCGCCCGTAGGGTGGCGACACTGAAGTCTGTCGTAAATCGGCCCCACAATGTGACAAAAGACACCCCCCCCTGGGGTCTTGCGCTAGCCAAGCCCCGGGGGCATTCTTATACCAACAGAACAACCCAACCGACCAGGGAGAAAGGCCATGGAAATGAGCGCCACCATCCACCGCACTGAGGACCCGACCCTCGAGACCGCCGAGCTCAGCACCATCTACCGGGTACACGCTCCCCGCACCGGCGAGCCGTGGACCCTCTACGCGACGGGCGACGACTGCAACGTCGACTCCATTGAGCCGCTAGAGGTACCCGATGGGTGGGACGACGCCTACGAGTACCCGACGGGTTACAAGGGTGTTTGGTCTCGTCTCGCCCGCCTCGCCATGGACGCCTATCTCGCTCACGCCGTCCTCGAGGTCGCTATCGTCTCCGTCGTCGACGAGGAGGCGCACGCCGGCTCGTACGCTCTGCTGTACCGTGACAGCTGGCCCTACTGACCTGACTGGCCCGAGGACACTGAGGCCCCGCTCTCCACGTTGAGGGTGGGGCCTCAGTGTGTCTCAGACGGTTGAAGGGCGGTGTGTGTTGGGGGTGTGTGGTGCCGACCATCACGGCGTCGATCTCTCACAGTTTCCGTTAACCTACTGTTCATTTTGTTCGCCTCCAGTTTACTTTCCACGCATGTGGGTTGCTTGTTAGCAACCGGCGCGCTAGGGCAAAAACACCCGTTTGTGTTACTACAATATTGGTGTGTGTCGTCACACTTTCCGCCCTTGCAACAAGGGATTGTGTCAGTGTATTTCGCGTGATTGCAACGTTTAGCCCTTGTTTGTAGTTGCTTGTTGGCAGTGTTTGTTGCGGTGACTTTGGTCCCGTATGCTACACTCGAGTAGACGAATCGTCGAAGACGATCGCGGCGTAGCCGCCGAGGAGCCCTAGCGACGCTTAGGCGAGCGTTACGCCGCGGGTGTTTTCGAAGAGCTCGCCACTGTGTTGGGCCCAACCTATACTCTTAAAAGAGTACTAGAATTAGACAGTGTCTAACACGCGTAGACAGTGTCTATTTTTGTTAGACAGTGTCTATTTAGGAAACATGTGTTGTAACGTAATTAGTGTTCAATGGTGAACATGGTGATCGTTAACAGTGAACAGTGTGTGGTGGGGACAATACATAATGTTGTGACGGACACAGCAAACATTGCATGCGATAGCACACACGCACAATCACGAGAAAACAAACCCAGAAACAACAAGGGCGCGTGCCGTGTTACGTGCGTGCTCGCAGAGCTGCGCGCGCACTACACAACACACGCCAACCCACAAACAAGAGAAGAAGAAAAGCGAGGAGAGAGGAAGAAAAGAACGGAAAAGAGAGTAGTGTTAGACGGTGGAGGCGCTCGTCTCGCTGACGCTGCGACGCGCCACCACCTAACACCAACACGAACAAGAAGAGAGAAGAGAAAACACGGTGAGCAGAACAAGCACACGCGAACACAAACAATTCAGAAAACAAGTACTCGCCCGAGCACAAGCCATGGGCATCACACACTGCCCGGCATGCGGAATCAAACTCCAATACACAAACAACGGACAACGCAAACCCAACTCAGCTGAAGCCGACCACATAATCCCAGCCTCGTTAGGCGGAACCAACCACGTGGACAACGGGCGAGTGTTATGCGCCAAATGCAACAGCAGACGAGGCAATGGGAGAGGGGGCAAAGGCAGAGCACGCCACTACCAGAAAAACGAAGGGGAACGAGACAGACTCCCTATTGCAGTCATGCCCACCGAACACTCTGACACATGGTAAACACACACACCGCCATTCAACAGCAGAACGAAGGGCGGGAGAGGCGAGAGGAAGAGAAGAGGAACAACAGCAGCAGGAAGAAAGAGAGACACAATGGTGTTCGGGGATAACGTGCGTGCTCGCAGAGCTGCGCGCGCACTACCCCGAACACCAACACAAAGAGAAAGAAGAAGAAGAAGAAGACAAGACAAGACAAGACAAGACGAGCGACGACCCCCCCGCCATTCCGCAATCAACACACCACGACATGACATGCACTACCATCACACACCACACTAAGACGCACGCCACAACACACGACAGGGTGACAGTGGACAGTGAACACCACCGCCCTTCCCCCCTAACACAAACCATCACCGCCATCCCACAATGACGTAACCCTGACAGAAAGACACCACCCTAAACCACCAATGCTACGACAGTGAACACACCGAAGGGCGGCGATGCGAGAGAGGGAACACAGTTCACAACGAAGTAACACACACTACCGCGCTTCCTCCACCCGCAACACACAACAGGAGGAAGAGCAGAACAACACAAGAGGGAACAGGGCAACACAAGAGGAACACCACGAAGACGACGGGGGCAACACAAGACAGGGGACAGCACACCGCATCACCCCCCCGCCATTCAGTAGGACCACCATGCGAACGAAAAGGGGGACGCCAACATTAGACGGGAGGGACAACATCACAGCACCCGCCCTTCAACACTATGCCACCCACCACCACAACACCCCCCCGCCCTTCTGCAACGGCACCCCACCATCCACAATGGCCCCACCCACCACCACGAAAGGGGGAGGGTCGTCGGAGGATACCCCACCACACGAACACCGCAGACAGACATACACCACCACACACCACAGGACCTGGCAGAGAACACTGCGTGACATGACAGCAGTACTCGGCAGTACTGCACTAGGCAGAACGTAGGCCAGGCCACGCGCACTGGACAGTGCAGGCCAGCAGCACACCCCACCGCCATTCCACACACCACACACAGTAGAGGATGAACATCACCCACTCATCTCACACTGTTCACGTTCACACAACCAACGAACAACAATGATCAACGATGATCAATGATCAACGTTCAATCAACAAACGTTGAACAATGAATGATGAATATGATGATGATCAACGATGATCAACGATGAACATGATGAACATGATGATGAACACATGATGATCATGTGATGCATGACATGCATACCAATACCATGCACCATGCACGGTGCCAACGCATGCCACAAAGGCAAGCACAACGCACAAACGCACAAACACATAAAAATACATAAAAACAAAAGAAATGTTACAAAAACATGCGAAAACATGCAAAGCGTGAATCAACAATGGCGTTCAAAAAAACCATGGCAACAAAACGAGACGAACACAAAGGGGGCCCCAACACAGTAAGGGATCCCTTAAACATGGGACCCACATCACAAACAAGACGAGGAATGGAACGAAACGAGACGCACACCACACAAATCACGTGACGGGGGCCACTCCCCCTCCCCCATTCGGCCGCGAACACCCCGAAGGTCTGCCCATCCCTCCCTGCTTGTGGAAAACCCTGTGGATAACTCCAGTAACCCATGTCACAATGTGACCGTCATCATGTGGAAAACTCCCAAACCTGTGGAAAACCCTGTGGAAAACTCTGACACTTGTGGATAACCCTGTGGAAAACTCTTGCCAGACGCGACCGACGTCACCACATATAATAGAGGGCATGACAACCCACACAAACACCACAATCACCGTATACGAACCAAACAGCCCCACACCCATCACAGACGCCACAAACACAAACAACCCAACACTCATCCGACAAGCCCTCGCACACAAAATCGCCACCGTCATAGACGACCCCAGAACAGGCGACACAGCACTCACAAAACTCACAGCACAACTCATACAAATCACAGACCAACTCGCCACCACACAAAACGAACACACACACACACACACCACCGACATTCCAAACGAAACACAAACCTGGGACGGCATCTAAACAATGAGCGAAAAACACCTCAGCGAAATCGCCGCCCACCTCACCCTCCCAGAAAACATCACACACACCGCCTGGCCGCCAGTCCAACACCGCCTCCAAGAAATGCAATACCCCCTCGACACATGGCAACAAGACTGGCTCAAAGCAATCCTCGCAAAAAGAAAAGACGGCCACTACGCCGCCAGCATCGACGGAATCCAAGCATCCATCCCACGCCAGGTCGGCAAAACATACACAATCGGCGGCCTCACATTCGCACTCGCCACCCTCCACCCAAACTACTTCGTCCTCTGGACCGCACACCGCACACGCACCGCAGACGAAACATTCAACGACATGAAAGGAATGGCACAAATACCCAACATCGCCCCATACGTGAATAAAATACGGCAAGCGAACGGACAGCAAGCCATCCTCTTCAACAACGGGTCACGAATCCTGTTCGGTGCCCGTGAAGGCGGATTCGGGCGCGGATTCCACGGCGTAGACATGATTCTTTTCGACGAAGCCCAGATCCTCGGCGCCGCCGCACTAGACGACATGATCCCCGCCACAAACACGGCGCCGGACCCGCTCATCATCAAAATCGGAACACCACCAAAACCAAAAGACCCGTCAGAAGCGTTCAGCGAATTTCGTAATCTCGCCCTGCAAGGCGAAATAAAAGACGGCCTCTACTTGGAGTTGGCCGCCGACTATGATGCTAACAGCGACGACAGGAAACAATGGGAAAAAGCAAACCCGTCATACCCGCGCCGCACACCCGAATCCGCCATTCTAAGAATGCGCAGGCAGCTCGGAGAAGAATCATTCCGACGCGAAGGCCTCGGAATCTGGGACCGCGCCAACGACAGGCTCGCAATAGACCCAGTCGCATGGAACACCACCACAATACGGCCAGAAAACACGCCGTCCGGTATGAGGTGGTGCGCCGCAATAAGGTTCGCACCCGACGGATCAACATGCGCCCTAGCCAGGGCCGGACACAAAGCAAACAGGCCCACACACGTAGAACTCTGCACACATCAAGGCGTACGCCGCATGAGCGAAGGTACACAATGGATCATCGACTACATTGCGGACACCAAAGACAGATGGGCACAAATCATCGTAGACGGAAAATACGGTGCCGGAGACACAATCGAAAGACTCCGTTCGATTGGAGTACGCCCGCAAGTCATCATCACGCCCACAATCACGCAAATTATAGACGCCTACAGTATGCTAGACGCCTCACTACGCGAAAACACAATCACACACCTAGACGACATGCAACTGAGAACCGAGGCAGCATCCGCGACGCCACGCCCAATCGGAACATCCGGAGGATGGGCACTACAAGCCCCGCCAGGCGCCACAGTAGCCGGCCTAGAAGCATGCACACTCGCAATGTGGGCCGCACGCACAACAAAAAGACGACCCCGTTACAAGCCTTATGATAAAATCGAAAACGCCAATAGTAATAACGATCGTGGCGGCGGAGTACTGTTCCTATGACTGAAATTTATCCTGACGACGGACGACTCGTTAATGCTACGCCGGCACCGACCCGCATTTCTGGACTCCCCGACGACGACAGGGTAACATTCCTGCAACTGTGGCAGAAATGGCAGCAGCACTCGAACAAGAACAAGCTTCTGTCTGTCTACTATGACGGCCACCGCGCTTTCCAAGATTTGGGTATCAGTATTCCGCCGCAAATGACGCGCACCAAAGCCGCATTGGGATGGCCTCAGAAAGTCGTCACCATGCTCGCCCGCCGGCATGTGTTCGAGGGCTACTCCCTGAACGGCGCCCCGGACGCCTTCGAAGCCAACGAGATATTGTCCGCCAACAACTATGACCTTGATCTCGCGCAGGCGATCACTTCAGCGTACAAGCATTCTTTCTCGCTGCTCACAGTGACACGAGGGGACGAGACCATCGGTGAGCCTCCTGTCGTCGTGCAGGCCCGCGACGCAGAATGGTCCGCGGCACTATGGGATACTAGGCGCCGCATAATCGAAGCCGCGCTTACAATTGATCAGACTGACAAGTATGGGCAGCCGACCGGCGCCATCATGCACACCTCCACCGCCATTTGGCGAATCGACGCCAAGAAGAACGGCGGCGGCTGGAAGGCTGAAAAGCTCGGAGACACGCCCAACCGCATTTTCGTTGAAGCACTCTGCTATGACCCGCAGCTGAACCGGCCGTTGGGGCATTCACGAATCACCCGTGAAGTGAGATACCTCACGGACGCGGCGGTGAGGACAATGGTCCGCGCAGAAACCTCCGCAGAATTCTTCTCCTCACCGCAGCGGTACGTGCTCGGCGCGGAAAGAGCAGATTTCGCCGGCCAAGACAGATGGTCCGCAATCATGGCCCGCGTCCAAGTGCTGGAGCCGAACGAAAACGGTGACATTCCGTCGGTTGGACAATTCTCACAAATGACCATGAGCCCTCACCTGGAAATGTACCGTCAGCTGGCACAGAATTTGTGTGCAGCCACAAATCTGCCTCAGTCCGCTATTGGAGTATTTGCGGAGAACCCCGCCTCGGCTGAGGCGATGCAGGCGGCTGAGGCGGCGCTCGCGGACGAAGCCGAGTATCAGTGGCGCATTTTTGCTGCCCCGTTGCGGCGCACGCTGCAGAACATTATTATGGTTCGGGACAAACTCGACGAGCCGCCTGCCGAGTCGTGGAAGACTTCAGTGAAGTGGACCCCCGCCCGCTATTCCTCGCCGTCGTCTGCCGCCGATTTCGCGGTCAAAATGGTGTCCGCGTTCCCGTCATTGCAGGAGTCGCAGACTCTCATGCGGCGTGCCGGACTCACCGAGGACGACCTCGCAGACATAAACGCTGAGAATCGTAAAAAGAATGCGGTGTCTCTACTGGACCGCGCTCTCGCTGCCACGAACAACGAAAACGATGAGAACGCCGATAATGGTGACGCGGCCAACAATGATGGTGGCGACAATGGTGACAATGGTGACAATGCTGGCAACAATAACGGCAACAGCGGCAGTAGCAATAACCTGAACCTCAATAACGCGCCCAATACAAGAAACAGGGTTAAGCGCAATATCAAGCTGCCCGGCGGCACCAAAACACCAATAAACTAACACTTATTATGCTGTCAACCGCAGAAATCGGGGCGTACGGGCGGGCGGTGGACTCGCTCGTCACACTCGCTCAAAATGATTTACACGCGCTATGGTCGCACGCCGCTAGACAACGTCCCGAGCAAGCGCGCGATCTTCTGCTTGAAATCATGCCTGCCCTCGTCGACCAATACGGCAGTGCGGCCGCCGCAATCGCCGACGAATGGTACCGGGACATGCGCCTAGACCAGGACATTCCCGGCGACGCCCCCACAGTACAAACGTCACTCACCCCACCGGGTGAAATCGACGACAGTGTCAGATTCAGTGCAGGAGCACTATACGCCGGAACCCCCGACATTGCCCTATCCTATTTGACCGGGGCACTCATCCGATACGTCAGCGACGGCGCCCGCTCACAAATCGCAGACATGACATGGGCCGACCCGGAAGCCATGGGCTGGGAAAGACGAACGCGCAACCCACAAGCATGCAATTTCTGCGTCATGCTCACAATGAACGAATGCTACTACCGGTCACAGGGGACGGCGTCTTTCGGGGCGCACGACAATTGCAAATGTGTCGCAGTCCCCGCATGGGACCCAACCTCCCGGGAAGTGCCAGCGAAAGCATACGCGCTCGCAGCCAGACACAAAACCGAGAAAGGTCGTGAGCGTCACCGTGAACTCGTCTCATCGTGGATAGACACGCACCAGGAGGAGCTTGCAGAATGGCGTACAAAGCCAATTGAATGATTGTGCTACAATGCATAAACAAGGGCCACTGAAGGACGGCTGCAAAGCCCAAATATAGTTGCCTGAAAATATTACAATAACCGCACGGTCAAAATATAGGAAACGCCCAATGAGCGACAACGCCGCAAGCGACACGCCGGCCGACAACAGCGCCACTAACGACGATAATACCCCCAAGAATGAGGACAATACTGCTGCTAGTAAGCCTGAAATCGACTGGAAGAGCGAGTCACGGAAGTGGGAGAATCGCGCCAAAGAGAACCGGCGCGCCGCCAACGAACGAGACGAGCTCGCCAAGGCAATCGGCGACAAAGACGCCACAATCGAAGCCCTAAAAGCCAAGGTGGCAGACTTCGAAACCGCCGCCAAAGTCCGGGAATGGTCCGCCAACGCGGCCGCCGAACACGGTATCAGCGCCGATTTGATCCGAGGAACAACCGAGGACGAAATCAACGCGCACGCTGCCGCAATCGCCAAGGCGCTACACGACGCTAAGCCGTCCGTCGCCCCCGTGGTCCCACAGGCCGGAGCCACGCCCAACAATGACGGCGGCAATCTTGCAGAATTCGCTCGGAACGTTTTCGCCGGCGACTGAAATAACCCCAGCCGCTATTCTAAAAAGTAAAACACTAGAAAGAAACGGAAACCAACAAAATGGCCGTGTTTGATTCAGGCAAGGCGAAGGTCCTCATGCCTCGGCAGATCGCCGACGGGGTCATTACTCGCACCCAGACCCTCTCCACCGTCGCCAAGCTCAACGGCGGAATCCCCATGACCTTCGGCGACGTGGACATTATCACTTTCGATAATTTCCCGCGCGCCGAGTTCGTCGACGAGGGCGCCGAAAAGGCGCCCACCTCCGGTGAATTCGGTTACGTGACCGCTAAGCCGCACAAGGCGCAGGTTACGATGCGATTCAACGAGGAGGTCCAGTGGGCTGACGAGGACTATCAGCTGGACGTCCTCAACCAGCTCGCGCAGAAGGGCAGTGAGGCGCTTTCCCGTGCTCTCGACCTCGGTCTTTACCACAGGGTTAACCCGCTGACCGGTGCCGTTATCGACGCGTGGACCAACTACCTGACCTCCACCACCAAGAATGTCGAGGTCGGCACTACGGAGATGGACCAGGCGATCCGTCAGGCCGCTGGTCTGCTCATTAACGACAATGCGAATCCGATTACGCCGACCGGTCTTGCGCTTGCCCCGTCCGCGGTTTGGGCGCTCGGTAGTCTCCAGACCAAGAATGCTGACGGGTCGCCTTCAGGTACTCCGCGCTACCCGCAGATTGGCCTCGGTGTTGACATTGATAACTTTATGGGGCTTTCGGCCGCCGCTGGAAACACCGTTGCCGGCAAGCCCGAAGCGACCGCCGCCACCAATGTCGAGGGCATTGTCGGCGACTTCGTCGACGGCATTCGGTGGGGAATTCAGCGGTCCCTGCCGCTCGAAATCATCCGTTTCGGCGACCCGGACGGTCAGGGTGACCTGAAGCGTCGGAACCAGATTGCTTTGCGTCTCGAGATTCTGTACGCTTGGTATGTTTTCCCGGACAAGTTCGCGACGATTAAGGCCAAGGTTGGCGCCTAATAAAATCGCCGTAAAGAAAAGATAACACAACCCATCCAAAACAAAATCTTTCCCAGGGGCGATTCCGAAAATGCGATCCTACAAGCACCGAGACCACGACATTGTTGTTCATCTCGCAGACGATCACAATGTGGCGCTCGGAGACGAATATGTCGAAATCACCCCCGGGAATGATGATGCTGGCGGGGCAGACGAGTCCTCTTCCTCCTCTTCCTCCTCTCGCACTGCCCCGCTGGCATCTGCCCCTCGTCGGGGACGAGGCCGTCCCAGAAAGACGGTAAAGTGATACCGGACGATATTATCCCGTTCGCCACGGTCGAAGACCTAGAAGCGCGGTGGCGGGCGCTCTCGGACAATGAGCGTATCCGCGCCGACGTACTCCTCGCCGACGCAACCGACCTCATCGTGTCGAAATGCCCCCGGTGGGAATCCGCCACGCCCCGCACGCGAAAGCGAGTAGCGTGCGCCGTGGTGCGTCGCGCAATGCAGGGCGGAGACGTCATTGGCGGCGTCACAGACAGTGGCGGCGGAATCTACTCCGAACCTCACGGGATTATCGCGTCAGAATCGCACACAACCGGCCCGTTCAGTGACCAGTTCACGTATCAGAATCCTGAAGGCGGCCTCTTCCTGAAACGCGAGGAAAAGGATGCTCTCGGCGGCTCAGGCGGTGCATTCGAGGTAGATCTCCTGCAGGATTATGATGTGCGATCAGTTACCGATCAGCTGATCGAAGACATTAATGCTATTAGCGGGCAGGAACCGTAATGCTTTCAGGATACGTGCCTGTCACGCGGCGTAGGCGAGGCCCCGCGTCGAAAGACCAGTACGGCAACCCAGTGCCCGGGCAGTGGGAGAACGTTTCCTTGCCGCCCGCGGTGTTTGCGCCGGCCACGTCCACTGAGCCGATCAGTGCTGGGGCAATGCCCGTCACCGTGCCCGCCGCCCTTTACTGGCGGAATACCACAATCGACGTGACCGCTGAAGATCATCTTATTGTAGACGGCATAGAATACCGTGTCGAAGGCCGCCCTTCCCCCTACCCTAAAGGGATGGTCGTGCAGATTCGCGCCAACGAAGACAAGGTGAGCGAATAAATGCCGAAAGTAAAATTCCAGCTCAACAGGGACGGTGTCGCCGATCTTCTGCGTGGCCCTGACGTGGCCCGGACTGTAGCATTGGAGACGGGGCGTGTAGCCAATGCTGCCGGGCGTGGGTTCGAGGGTGAGACGACGCACGGAAATCGTACCCGCGGATACGTTAGGGCGCGCACTATCGCCGCAATGCGCAGACAGATGAGGGAGCACACGTTGGAGCGTGCGATCGGCCTCACAATGGGTGGCGGGAAATGAGCTCAACATACGATCGTGCCCCCGTGGTGCCGGATATCAAGAAACGGCTTATGGATTTCCTGTCCACGCACATGAGCGTGCCGGTCGTAGCCCGTAGGCCTGAAAGTCCTGATCGTCCCGCCGCATTCATTCGAGTCCTCTCAACAGGCGGTACCGGTGTCACGCAGAAAGCGCTCTGCACCGCACTGGAAACAATCGACGCCTACGCGCAGTCGTCGGGTGAGGCGATGAAAATCGCGTGCGAGGCCGTGAATGTGGCGCACACTATGCCGAACTATCAGGATGGTATAGTGATGGTACAATCATCCTATCCGATAGAAATGCCCGATCCGGACACGTCTCAGGCGAGGGCGACTGCAACATTAACAATTACAGCACACAGGTGAAACAAAATAATGGCTGTTAACGCTGACAATGCACTCATTTTCTCGTCCGACAATGACGCGCTCTGGCTGGGAGACTACGTTGAAAAGTTCGGTGAGAAGGTCACGTCGCTCACCCAGGACCTCTCCGGCGTGACCGGTCTCACCAACGTTGGGTGGATTAGCGAGGACGGGTTCAAGCTCACCTCCGACGACTCCGTCACCAAGATCAAGGGACACCAGGGCCACGGTGTCGTCAAGACGTTCCTCGATTCCTCGGAGACTACGTTTAGTGCCACTCTCCTGGAGACCATGCTCGCCCCGCTCTCCTGGTATCTTGACGCTACCAGTGAGAAGGTCGAGGAAGGCGGCGCCACCAAAGGTGTGAAAATCACCGCCAAGTCCTCCCGTAAGGTCAAGCTTCTCTGCGGTGTCGCCGATTTCTTCGACGTTTCCGGTGTGGGTGCGCAGATTCGTATTGTTTTCCCGCGTCTGGAGCTCGGCGAGCGCGGCGAGATCACTTTCCAGCAGGCTGAGATCACCGGCTACGAGTACAACCTCTCCGTGTTGGGCGACTACATTATCTACTCCGACCACAAGGCCCTGCTCCCGGCCTGATAATCATATGCTTCCCCGCTATTCCGTGTTTCGGATGGGTTGTCGCGGAATAGCGGGGAAGATCCAAAACAAACACAACCCACCCACTTTATAAAACAAATTTTGAGGACAACCCATTATGTCTGACAAGGACACGAAGAGCAAGGCAAAGGCCGCCGGAGCTAAGGCGCCGGCTGACAGGCTCGCCAAGGCCGAGGCCACGCGCGACCCGATTCACGTGGACTATGAGGGGATCGAGTTCGATATTCCTCCGGAGGCGCTGGAAGATTTCCGCGCATTCGAGGCCCTCGATGCCGGTAACCCGTTCCCGCTTTTCCGCCTCATTGTAGGCGACCACAAGGATGAGGTCTACTCTGCTTTGGAGGACGAGAATGGGCGCGTTCCGATCGACGCGGTGACCGACTTCATGCAGTCAATCGTGTCTGAGGTGGGCGCGGGAAACTGACGATCCTCTCACCTCTACTCCGCGAGTATGGGTGGGAGATAGAAGCCGACCTGCAACGATACTACAACACCGATCTTCTCGATCTATATCGGGGCAGAATAACACCGCGGCGTGTAATGGCACTCATTGGTGGCCTCCCGCCGGGGTCGACGTTCGATAGGGCGCGCGGCGGAGACAGGTACTGGTCCGACGAAGTAGCCGCCACAATAATGTCAGCACATAACATTCAGACCACGCTGCTCGCCGTCAACGGTGTCAAAAAGGATAAGTGGCCTGAGGCGCCGAGACCGCCAGCCGAAGGATACCGGGAAACCGGTAACCCCAGAGTGTCAAGCAAACATGCTAAAGCGCAGAAAGCCAAGGGCGAGAAATGGCTTGCCCGATATGGCAGCTAACCCGCGTTTCTATCGGATAGTGTAAAATGGTTCACGCCAAGACGAACATGAAAAATTGTTTGTTTGGCGTGAACCATTTTCGCTGTACATGATTTCGGAGAGGTATCAATGGCCGGATATGATCTCGGGACCGCATGGATTCAGATCAGCCCGTCCGTGCGAGGCCTTGCCCGAAGCATCAATAGCGAAATCGGTAACGTTGACACGGGGCCGGCTGAAAGAAAGATCACGTCCGGCCTGGGTGGTGCATTCAAATCGGTAGCGAAAGTCGCCGGCGCCGCGCTCGGGGGACTTGCCATCGGCGGCATTGCAGTCGCGTTCGGCGGCGTCGCAAAAGAGGCATTCAATGCTGCTGACGCCACAATCAAATTCAAGCAAACGCTCGCATTCGCCGGTAAAAGTGCGGACGAAATCAACGCGCTCACAAAAAGCACGCGCTCCTACGCGGACCGCACGATTTACGAGCTTGACGATATTCAGTCAATCACTGCGCAGCTTGCATCCAACGGTGTAAAAGGCTACGATAAGCTCGCCGAGGCCGCCGGTAACCTGAACGCCGTTGCTGGCGGAAATGCGCAGACATTCAAAACGGTCGGCCTCGTTATGACGCAGACCGCGGGCGCCGGAAAACTCACCACCGAGAACTGGAACCAGCTTTCCGACGCTATTCCTGGCGCGTCCGGTAAATTGCAGGAAGCCATGAAAAAGAACGGCGCCTATACCGGCAATTTCCGGGAAGCCATGGAGAAAGGCGAGATCACCGCAGAGGAATTCAACCAAGCAATCCTCGACCTTGGTATGGAGGACGTGGCCATTGAGGCCGCTACATCCACCAAAACCTTGGAGGGCGCTTGGGGGAATTTCAAGGCGACCCTTGTGACCGGGGCACAGGAAATAGCCGAAAAAGCACTCCCGTGGATCACCGCATCCCTTGACGCCATGAGCAAGGGATTTGAGAAAGTATTCAATTGGGTGAGTAATTCGTTCATCCCCAGTATTACGAATGCTTTCAATGTTATCCGCAAGGGTGATTTCACTGGCCCGATCTTCTCGTTCGAGGAAGATTCAAGCTTCGTTGATTTTCTTTTCCGTATGCGTGACGCTGCCGCCGCCGCGGGGGAATGGATTAACAAGACGCTTGTTCCGTCGTTGAAGAATCTTAAAGATTTGCTTCTGTCTGGTGATTTCACGGGGACGATTTTCGGATTCGACAAAGACTCTGGAATCATCTCATACATCACCAACGTGCGCAATAGTTTCGTTGAGCTCGGCAAGTTCATCGTCGGGACGCTTGTCCCCGGCATTGCTACTGCTCTCAGCACCATCGCGAACAGCAGCCTCGTTCAATTCATGGAGAATTTGACCGTCGCTATTCTTAACAGTAAAGTGGCGGTTTACAGCATTGCTGCCGCGTTTACGGCATGGAAAGCTGTCATGGTCATGTCCTCAATGCAGCAATGGTTGAATGACATGGAGGGCGTGGCCGGGGTTGCAGGGCGTGTCACTACAGCCATTAACGCAATGACCGTGGCGAAGATCAAAGACACGGTCGAGACCGCGCAGCTTAACCTCATGTACGCCGGCGAATTCCTGTCGAATATCGCACGTGCAACGACACAGATCACAATGCAGGCGGTCGCTTGGGGCCGCGCCACGGCAATGATGGTCCTCCACAAAACTGCAACAATCGCTTCAACGGCAGCACAGTGGGCATTCAACGCCGCGATGGACGCCAACCCAATCGGCCTCGTTGTGATCGCTATCGCAGCACTGGTCGCGGCAATCATTGTGGCATGGCAGAACTCCGAAACATTCCGCAACGTCGTCATTTCATGTTGGGAAGCAATCAAAGTGGCGGCCGGCGCAGTGGCCGATTGGTTCGCCGCTAACGTATGGCCTCTCATGCAAGTCGCCTGGGATGGGATTGTTGCTGGCGCCCAGTGGATGTGGGGCGTCATGGTATCCGTATGGCAAGGAATGCAACCCATTATTCAGGCGGTCATTGATTGGATCGTCGGCACCGCATGGCCCGCACTTCAGGCCGCATGGGACGGGATCGTAGCCGGCGCCCAATGGGTATGGAGCGGCATCGTCGGCGTATGGCAAGGAATACAGCCAGTCATTCAAGCCGTCGTCGACTGGATCGTAAATACCGCATGGCCTAACCTTCAGGCCGCATGGGACGGCATTTCCGCGGGCGCAATGATCGTCTGGAACGGCATGGTCGCAGCCTGGCAGGGGATCAGCGACATAATCCGGCCCGTCGTCGACTGGATCGTCAACGTCGCTGCCCTGTACCTCACCACAGCATGGGACGCCATCAGCTGGGGCGTGAGCGCACTCTGGTCCACGATTCAGTGGGCGTGGGACGCCATTTGGGCAGCAATCATGCCCGTCGCCACACAAATCTACAACGACATTTGGCCCATGGTGGTCGGCGCGTTCAACGCCATTAAAGACACTGCCAGTATGATGTGGGCCGATATTCAGATCGCTTGGACCGCTATTCAAACCGCAATTCAGCCCGTTGCGGATTGGATTTACAACACGGTTTGGCCGTGGGTTGTGGGTGCGTTCAATGCGATTAAGGATACGGCCGCTAACATGTGGTCCAATATTCAGGTTGCGTGGGCCGCGATTCAGGCTGCCATGCAACCGGTGGTTGAATGGATTTACTACACGGCGTGGCCGTGGGTAGTCGACACGTTCAACA